CTATTATTTATTTTTTCATAATGGTTTGCAACATCTACGTTGCCGGACTTTACCGCATTATCATATGCTTCAGCCTGACTGCTTGTAAACGCACTGCCTGTATTAGTTGTTGTTAATAGATTTGTACTAGCACTACCTCCGTAAGGAGACTTTTCTGGTGAGTATATCGGAGCATATGAAGTACCCGCCTCTGCTACATTTGAAAAAGGACTGCTTACATCGGCAAACATATTCTTTACGCCAGTACCTACCTTTTGAAGAAAGCTTTGTTTTTCTACCGTTTGATCAGGTATGTCTATTCCTTTTTCTTCCATTAAATCTTCTAGTTGATTTCCAAAGTGACTAGCAGCAGCACGTCCTGCCATACCTACAATAGGGTTAATAAAAGCTAGGGTTGTCATCATTGCTTTTGTTTGTTGGTTTTTATTCCACGCATCAAGAATAGAATCTTTACTTGCATCTTTTAGTGCAGACAAAGCATTGCCCGATTGTTGCTGTGTCATATCAGATAAACGCATTCTATCTGCACCCTTATCATCACTAATAGGGGTTACCTGCGTAGTTTCTACGGACGTAGACTCAATGTCATCTGTTTGATTTTCATAATCCGAAAGAAGAATAAACCCGGGTGGAATATCTACTAAAGGATTACCATCGTAGAAAGAAATGGTTTTACGTTCTCCTGTTTCAGGATTAATGTATTCTTTTGTTGTATATACATCACCAACTGTATCAAAGAATTTATCTTCGGTGGACGCTGTATTTACACCCGATGCTGTATTATTTGCAGTTTGCGCTGTGCCCGTTGAGGTAGCTGAAGTTTTAATTGCAAGGCTACCATCATCAAAGGGAGTAGTTTGGTTTGTAACAAACTTAGGCATATATCCACCAGCGGGAGAAGCTACAGGTGGTGGGGGTGCAACAGAACTAGGTGGAGGAGTATAGGATGCAGTAGTTTGTTGTCCTTGATAGATAGAAGGTTGATATCCCATGACACCACTAGCGGGTACAAACGTACCTGTTGCTGCGTGTACCATACCACCTTCAGCCATCTCACGTGGTTTGTCTTCATCTTCCATAGGCCCACCGCCTACAATGATAAGATCGGCAGGGCCAAAAGGAACATCGTCATCTAATGTAGCCTCTTCAGAATTACCCATCTGACCCATAGCTTCCATTTTCTTTATGCCAAACTTAGCTTCATCACGAAGTTGCATAATCTTTTCTAGCCCGTGATAGCGAACTACGTCAGCAGGAAGAACAAACTCACCCTCACTCAGCAGGGCAGGAACATCGTCACGTACTTCTTTTTTAGTACTACCACTAGGAACATCATTTCCTGATTCTTTGTCTACCATGCCACCCTCATCCTTGAGGCCACCTTCTTCAAACATGTCCATTTGTTCTTGCATTGGGGTTCCACCTTTGTTGAATTTTAATTCGTTACTTCGTTTCTTTGCCGCAGCCTCTGCGTCTTTTAGATTTTTGTGAATACTTGTTGGTTCAATTATTTCAGCATCTAACATCATTTTTAGTGTGTCATCATCATATCTATAGCCATCATGTATTGTAGGAATATTAATCCACTTACCTTTGTATTTAAAAGTTGTAGATTTTTCAGATACCATTTCACCTTCAGGTGTTTTATAAACATCTCTACCTGCTTGCGTTTGTTTATCTGTTTTCTTTCCTACGTCAGCCATTTTTTAATACTTCGTCCCTTAGTAGTTTAAGTCTGCGCAGTTGATATATTGCACCTTGCGCCCTATGTAGAATTTGAGAATTATCACTTTGCTCCATAGAACGATGTTGTTGACTAATTAAATAATCTAAATATTCCTCAAAACTATGCCATTGGAGGTGGTTGCTGACCAGCCCCTTGAGCTTGTTGAGGTGCTCCTTGTCCTTGTGCATTCCCACTAAATCCTTGTTCTTGAGGTGTTGGTACTTGGCCTGTGCCTATGTTACCACCACCTGCACCTGATGGGTCCATCGGATTTGCACCTGCAGGACCACCTTGTTGTGCTTGCTGTTCTTGCTGGAACTGTTTCATTAGTTCAGCTTGAATAGCAGCTTCGTTCATATTGTTGGTAACTTTGTCAGGGTCAAGGTCAAGAGACTTTGCAATCTCACGAATAATGTATTGAAACTTAGCAAATGGTGCAAGTGCGGGATTAGATGATACTTGCAAGAATTGCATAAGCCGTTGACTACGTACTTCATTAGCCATAAGTGATTCCGTACCACGAGCTTTAACTTCTAAGTCACCTTTAATTTCAGGATCAAAGTCAAACTGCATATTAAAACGGAATAGTCCTTCACCTAATGGGCGAAGCAGATAATCATCTACGTTCTTAATGACGTTTTTAATTGTTCCACTAGCGGCACCCATCAACATACTAATGCCACTAGCAGTACGGCCTACGCCACTAACACCTGTTTGCCCATGAGCAAATGATGGAAAGCCAGTAGATTCATCTGCAAGCACTCGTGCCTTGTCAAACAGCTGTAAGTTTTCGCCAGCAACGTTAGGGAACTTGGTGCCAAAAATAGCCTGCCCCGGTGCACCGCCTTGTCTACGGAACACCTTGCCGGGATACACACTCAAGTCTTGCCCCGGTACAAGATTAGTTTCATCAACCTCAATTAATAGATTGCCTGACAATACAGCATTATCTACAGCCATACGCATGAAACCATTCATAAGTGTTTGAGTATCATCCATATTTTCGGCAATGCCAATGCCAAAGAAGCTATATGGATTCAACTCATAGGGTGCTGCCATGTAAGGAATACGGGCAGGTTTGAATGGGTTTAGTACCATACGAAGTAGTTTGCCGTTACAAATCCAAACGTTTGCCTGTAGTTCGTCAGTCTCCTGTAGTTCACGAGGAATGTCTACGCCTTGTTGCATAAGCATCTCAACGTCTACCATACCCCAATACTCTAGTACTTCAAAACGTTCTATGCCGTGCTCTGGTGCATAATCAGATAGATCATCTTCCCAGTATTCTTTATCATAGTTTTCACCAAGCATGATAGCTTCATCAATAACTTGACTACGGAAGTATGGGCGTTTCTTTAGATTGCGCAACTGAGAACGAGATAGCTTGTGGCGTTCAATTACATACTGTGCTTCATCCATGTTGTTTGCATCTGGATCAGGATAGAAGTTCCACACCGATACATGTGATACTTGTGGAATAGTTTTAAAGGTAGGTTCATAGTCACCTGTTTCATCATTCCAACTAGGGTACTCTTTATCTACAGCAAATGGGCCTTTCATAACACCTGTGCCAAACAAAGCCATTTCAAAGGCGGTGTTACGTAAATGTTTAGACGCAGAGGATTCATCAAGTTGATCTTGAATTTTCTTTTGCATCTTCTTTGCTGCAATCATTGAAGGGCTAAATGTAACAGATGTAGGTGTAGCACCTGCACCTTCTTTAACACCATCAATATCTTCTAGCTTTTCACGCAGTTCTGGATTAAGTAGTTCCTGTAATGTTTTTGCAGTAGCTCCTGCTGGTAGGTCTTTGCCATCACCATTAAAACCATAAGGAGATACTGGGTCAGCTTTCTTATCCTTTTGCAGTTCTTTAGGAATAGCAGGATCAAAGCTTACGTTTTCCACTACACCATCTGGCAGTTCAGTAGGATCAACAGTAAGGGGAAAACTATTCTTTGCAAATAACACATCTACAATCTGACCATATGCAGCCAGTGTTTTTGTTTTAGTTACTTTAATAAATACACGAGACTTCTCAGCTTCTGTAAACTGAACCTCTGGCCCATAAATACCACGATAGTTACGATATGCTCTTAGCCAACGTTCTTCATCCTGCCTACGATAGTCTTCTGCACGATGATACCGTTCCATAATAAACGGAATGATTTTAGAAGTATCTGCATCTTCTTCTACTGAGTTATCTGTATCCTCAAGAATAACAGCGTCATCCTCAATAAATACTTCATTATCTTCTGCCATTTATTTTTCCTTAATAACCAAATGTTGAGTCTGCTATTCGCATACCCATTGATCTCGTAGCATTAGGATCATAATCAAATATGCTAAATCTTGGTCTCGACATTATACCATACCGTAATGCGTCATACAAGTGATCTTCTGAGTGTGTGTCAATGTCTTCTGGATTCTTTTTATCCAATGGTATTGCGGGTAATTGTGCCACTATATTTGTACACGTATTAAAGAACACTAGGCGGGACTTTTCTGTAAACTCATCTACCTGTAGTCTTCTGTGTACTTCGTTCTTACCTGCTACACGAGAACCTTTAGAACGATCTGACGGTCTCCAACGACACCCTCTATTGAGCATTTGTTCAGCAAGGCTAGGTCCAGTGTCACCACGTTTGTGCCAAAGAGAAGAGTCAAGCACTCCGTACTTAATGTTACCATCCTCTGCCTCTAAGTCTAGGACCATATCGGCAAGGTCTGTTGCTAAAACTTTACTGACATACAATTCTCTGTACACAATAAGTTGTTCGTCAGGTGCAACAGCAAACCACACAACAGCACTATGAGAACCATAACCATAATCACATGCCCTAAACTTTACCCAATTGTTTGGTATCTTAAAGGGATCAACTACATGAACCTTACGATCAAACTCTGTAAAGGCAGCACCTTCTTTAATATCCCAATCACCATCTAGTAACTGTCTACGTTGCTGTTCAGGTAAGGAAAGCAGCATGGCTTCATAGTCACCTTGCTTTGATAGATAAGGATTGTCGGAAAGACGTGCAGGTATAAACCTACGTTTAAATAAATGCTTTCCTGCTTTTTCGTGGCCTGCAGGATATTGGAGTATCTCACCTGTTTCAATGTCTGTTGCACTAAAGGTTTTTCCTGCTGGTGCCGGGTCAATAAACATTTTCTTAACCCAGTGATGTCCCCTGCCGCCGGGGTTAGTAGTTGCCCTCATAAAGATAGGCAAGTCAGGTGCTGTCGATCTCAAGCGACTCCTCATGTAATTCCAAGCGAAGGGACTGCCCCATTGAGTTAACTCGTCAAAACCTATCCAACTAAATGCTAAACCCTGATAACGTAACACGTCATCTTCTTTGTCTAGGTAGGACATCCACAGTCGTGCACCAGAGGGTGCAGTCCATTGCATCTTACGTTCTGACCA